TTGCAAACTTTGATGCCCCACTCTTTCCAGCGGCCGTTAGATAAGAAATTGTTGGGTTGTAACCAGTGGAAGCTATACTCGTATTAGTTAATGCCGTTAATGGATTAAAGGCACCCAATCCGTAGGTTTTATAATACCCAGATAAATTACCTAAAAATCCTCCGCCTAGTTTTTGAGAGGCCTTCTTATATTTAGCATATTTATCTACGGCGGATGTTGCCTTGTCTGTTACGCCTTCAACCTCAGCCGTTGGCCCTCCACCTCCCTTTCCTTCTAGTTCGTCGTTAACTCCGTTTCCGTTTTGGTCAAACGGATTCCATGAGGAACCACCACCTCCGCCCGAGGCCCTCAGTTGTGCGGCAAACTGTTCTCTTTGTACTGCGTCTTGATAAACCCTCCAGGAGTTTTCCATGTTCATTTGATATCCAGATATCCCCTTTGAAAGTATATCATTAAATCCTTGTTTTCTAGCATTTAACATATCCGTTACAGAACCCAACCTACTTCCAATATTAGCCTGTGATTGTGCAATTACATTCTCTTGATTTAAGGCATTTCTACTTGGGGAATTGTAGTAGTCATTTCTTAGTTGTGCGGGGGCCGCCAACTGTTCTTGTGTAATAGCGTTCTGTTGGTCTATTAAGTCTTTATTATAATTGGTTCTTTCGCCATACTGTTTCTCTATTTCGTCAGTGAAGCCAGTCATATTATACTTCTTATACTCCTTTAATAATTGTGCTGCACTTGCCATAATAGTTTTATATAATTTTAAGCCCCGTAATACTTAGAGTAGTAATCTGGGGATTTCTTTTTAAGATAATCTCTGTATGCCTGTAAGTAAGAAGTTCCTTCTCCACCTTGATAGGTTCCAGCACCTCCGTACATATCACCAATTCCTTGCTGTGCTTGTGGGGCCCCTACGGTATATTGGGCTGGTGTCTGAGGTGTTAATCCTGCGTATCCGATAGGCTTCTTTTCGTATAGGCCCTGTTGGTTTGAGTAGAAGTCTCCCGCATTCTTTTTTCTACCCTCAAGAAGAATATTTGCCTGGTCCGATACTTCAGCGGCGGTATCCCCTAGGAATCTATTCTCGCTTCCAGCTCGAATACCACTTCTGAATAATCCTCTATTTGAAAAGTCTTGTTTTATATTTCCTATACCTTGCGTAATCTGAGGCTCAAACTGTTTTTCTAATTGCATACGAATACCCTCTTGTGCGAGAGGAGCTTGACCACCCCAATACTTGTTGAAGTCACCGTAAATCTTTACAAAATCTTTAGCTGTAGGAGCCTTCTTTAATAGTTTCTGAGCATCCTTATACGCTTGTGTTGACATAAACGAGTATTTATTTAATTGTCCCCCGTTTACTATATAATATTATACCATATTCTAGGGCTAATTCTGCTAGTACAAGGCGTAGTCACTCCCATTACTATCTCTAAAGACCAACTTACCATCAGAGGCCCTTACAAACAACTGATTGTTAGCCGCAATCTCCTGAGCATTAAAGGTTACAGCCCCGATGTCCCTAATCGAAAAGTTATTCATATACACAATACCAAACATAGTAGAATAAGTGTTTACTCTTAGATAATCACCAGATGTTCCGTTCCCAACTATTAAGTATCCAGTTATATTTGCATTACCAGCTACATTTAAGTTTCCATACAAGTAAGCACCATACCTTAACACTGCCTGTGCGTTTAAGTGGAACGAAGCAATCTCCGTACTTCCACCGTATAGATAGACGTGCCCACCATTAGCTCTTAACCCCATTGAAGACGCAGTGTCTACCCATATCTTAGACGTACCGTCAGCCCACCTTAAAGACCCCGTAGAGCCCACCGTACCGTATGGTAGGACGAATGTAGAGGAAGAGATTGTTACACCAGTAATAGTTCCAGCAGTAATTGTTCCTATGTTTGCAGATATTGAGGACAAGGAAGACACACTTATTTTACCCGCTGTTATAGTTGAGTCTACTATCTTGGCCCCTGTGATTGTAGAGTTGGCTATGTTTGTGGCAGTAATGGTCCCCCCAACTATCTTAGAACCTGTTATTGTAGAGTCCGCTATCTTACTTGCCGTTATAGACAACCCCTTAATCATTGAGTTATCAATAGACCCTAACTGAATAGCCGTTGGATAAACCGTCCCAGCCTCTCGAATCTTTATTAGTTTTGAGAGAAACTCATTATATCCATCCATTAACTTCTTAACATATCACACTCTAATCTTATCTCGTAAATATCAAACCCGCCCGTTAAAGAGTTGTGAGTAATCTGTAGTTGTATAAGCTTACCTTGAACACCACTTAACTCCAACTTCTCAGTCTTAATGAGGTCTGTTCCAGACAGGTCAACGTTATTATTTGTCCCTTCAATTTGAGTCCATGTGGAGTCTCCGTCCAGTCTGTACTTAACAGTTAAGTATTCTGAGTTTCCACTTGGCTTATACGTTACAAATATATTCCAGAAGTTCTTAATATCTTCTGGCTTATTGGCATCAAATTTCTTAGTCTGAATTTCTGTATTAATCGTAGACCCATTGTTTCCATATGAGTTATTTAGTTTCCACATCTTATCGTTATCAACATCTCCAGCGTATAGGATATACGACCCACTAGATTTAACAGTAACAAAACAACCAAAAGGAGAGTTAGGTCTTAATGTCCAGTTATTATTAATCACGTCGTAGACAATCGCTAAGTCTGTGTAAGCTACGCCACCATAGGTCATGTCTCCGAGGTACAAAACATACCTTCCTCTTTCGTCAATTCCAGCCGCGATATTAGTGGCAGAAGAAACCAATCTTAATATATTATCAACCTTTTTACTAACCAAGACAGGAAGTCCTGCTCCTGCGTACATATACACCCCATTTCTGCCGTACCATAACATTCTCCCCTCAACTACCTGAATACTTCTAGCACTTGTAGTACCAAAATCCCCAACAATCTCACTTAGTGTATTACCATCATATACAAAACATTTATTCTCAGTCCAGATAAATAACTTACTTGCGTAGGTTTTCATTCCAGTAATAGGCTCTCCGACATCGTCAAAGAAGTCCTCAGCCGTATCAAAAGTATCTACACCCAGGCCTGAAAATTGAACCCTTATCGGATATGCAACTGTACTTAGTTTTACATTACCGCAGTAAAGCCTGTTATTAAACAGCTCTAGGTGTTTAGTCTTTACATTTGTTATTGTCCCAGACGTAGTTCCGTCCCAGTGGAACAGGTTGTCGTTATGTCCCGTAGCAACATATATTCTATCAGTGTTATCTAGGAAAGCATTTATGAACTCCGCCTTATCGGTAGAGTTATTAGTAAACGAAGTGGCAACACTAATCCAAGAAGCTCCGTCAAATTTCTTTAAAGTTGTGGTATGAAGTTTAAGAGGCGTATTAGTCCCGTCTTCTTTCTCGAATACTCCCGCGCCTTTTACCGCACCAGCAGAGCCAGAAGCTCCAACCAACTCATATCCAAGACTCTTATACACTGTCCCAGGCTTATCTAATTGCACATTACTAAGAAAAGGGCTTTCATTATCAGCCACGACGAGTGGGGAAGTGAGTTCTTGCATACCACCAGAGAAATCTCTATACGTTACGAAGAATCTTTTTGTTCTATTTGTTGAGGCCATTTAAGGGACTGTTAAATAATCCCCTCGTTATCTTTATATTATACCATTTCTAACCCCGCTTTTCTACTTGCTTTTTCAGTATCTCTACTATTTCAAGTACCACGGGAGCCTGTGATAAAGGCAAAGATAATTGTAATAGTAAATCTATTATTATCTTTTTCTGTTCATTTGTTAGTTCCATAGCTTTAAAATCTAATATTATCGAAAATACCTACATGAGCAGAGGCCTCCGGGCTCGTACATATTACAACCGGCCTCATATATAGAGCTGTGATATCAATCGGTGTAGCTGTCGAAGTTATATTAGTCCAGGTTTTTTCGTTCGTCGAATAATCCCAATATACGGTACCACCCAGCTCCCTTATCCTAAAGTATTTATGTACAGCCGAATTATAAGCGAGGTCAGTTCCAACCTGGGTTGATGTGGTCGCCACCTTCTTATGGCACCTGATAATATTTTGAATAACCGTTATCCTTAGCTGGTCGGTGTCCGCAGCATTCTGGAGGATAAAATATACATAAGCCGTAGATAGGGCTTGGTTCCCCGCACTTACTAACTCCCACGAGATAACCCTACCCGTGAGGTTATAGGCGACGTTACTTAGTAATTGCTTAGTTGTTGTTGTAGAAGCAGGTTCAGTCATCTCAAGTCGTTGGTTAGTCTCCGCTACGTCAGCACCACCAGTAACCGTCCACATAGCCGTATTCATCAAATTATCATTGAAATCCTCTATCCTGGATAAGTCGAAGAAGGTGTTATTATTATTAAATACTGGAAACCCATAAGTAGTTCCTACTAGTGGAGTGTCATTCTCTACGGTCATATAAAACTGATACAAGTCCGCGTCCTCCGTGGTATCCGTGTCAGTGTCTTTATCGGTAAATACAACTAAGTATTCGTTATCACTAAGTTTTGCATAAGAGGGGTACCCATAGAAAGCCCTATCCGAACTCATTAAAGGTCTAGGTATAAACGTCTTGGGCTGGTAAGAGGTTGGAGAAGCAAATGCCGTCTTAGCTTCTGCGGTATAAATCCACGTTCCTTCGCCCTTGAGATTCCCTGTACTAGACAGGGTTCTTCTATCAGACGCAATAACTATAACATTAGTACCGTGTAGTAAAATTCTAGGCGATGGAGCAAAATGAGGAGAAACTATATTAGTCCTTGATATGGCGGACCAGGTGGCTCCATAATCAGAACTTGTAAACTGGTAGTAATTAGACCCACTAGCCGCATAGTTTTGGTCTCTCGATAAGGCTATTAGCTTTCCACCACCCAGATAGACAACATCGGTCTCATTAGGATAATAAGTCACATTGTAAGGATAAATAGATACCTCGTTTCCCCACGAAGAACCGTCCTCGCTAAACAGGGCACATACAAAATTTGCAGTAAGGAAGGGTTTAAGGTAACGCTTTGTTTGGTCAGGATTGTCGTAGATATCAACTATGTTTCCGTATGGAGTTGGGACACCTCTAGACGAAGTAATCGTTGTAGGCGAACTCCAAGTTCCACCATCATCATCACTATAAATCATTTTTACAGAGTCGTTACCACCTCCACCGCCTATCTCCCAGTTAAGCCAAAACAATACCATTCTCCCGCTTGCCAACGTTCCTCCATTAGCACTTCTAGTATCATAAGTATCATCTCTAAACAGGGTCCTACTTCCCCAGGTTCTCGATTCAACATTAAAAGTTCTCTGATATAAAGAGCCCGTATTTCCAGTATGGTCTCCAGCTAAACCAGTGTCGTGTCGGTATATAAACAGAAAATCCCCATCACTCTTTTCAAGGAAAGTCCCCTCCGAAGTATGACTCGAAGTTATTACGCTATCTTCCGTTGGAGTAACACTTATATTCATACAACTTAACAATATAAAAAATAAGAATTTACACATAACAATCCCCCGATTAACTTACTACTATATTCTACCACTTATTTATGTACTAATCAAATGTATAGCCATAAACGTACTCGTGCTTGTGGATATTAAATCTGTTGTGCTTGCGCCTGTGTTACATCTAGCATATAGTTCAATGTATTGCCCAGCCACCGCATATACGTCGTCGGACAGGCTCAACCTGTGGGCCGAGGTCGAAGCGGTAGATTCAGAACTGTAAGACACCGCAGAGGCATTCACATATAACATAACCTGGTCAATCTTTGCGTCTACACAGGTTGAAAAACCAACACTACAGGAGACGTGGTAGTAACCCGTTACGGGAACTACATATCTCTTATTTGTTGTGTCGAAATTACTTCCAACATCCCAGTTCTCGGCATCTAATAATACCTTAGTGTCAGTAGCGTCCGTTAGGTTTATCTGAGCCCCAGCAAGGTAAGCCCTAGCCATTGTTGTATTTGCAGTCGCAGAGCCTTTTTGAACCATTAAATCCCAGTCGTTTTCCCAGTCTGCACCAACCCCAGGCTCAGTTACAGCTCCAGAAGTATGACCAACAGTACATATATAAGCAGAACCATCATTCTCTACTAAATCATTAATCACATAAGCAGTGGCAGTAACCCAAGCTCCCTCCCATGTATAACTATTTGTTGTCAAAGCGTCTGTAACATCTTTAACAGCCTTACTCGTTGGAAGAGTAGTATCATCAGCGCCAAGTGTTGTAGCAATCGTAACATTACTTGTTCGTATATCTTTACTAGTCAAGTTGAAAACAGCTACCTCTCCGTCTGCTATACCAGTCTCATTTAGAGAAGTAATATTTGTCGTCTTTGATATCTTTGTGTCTGCGTAGGTTTTTGACGCGTTCTGGGTGGGGTACAGCACGTCAGAAGTACCAAGGGCAGTGTCAGTTGACTTATTGGCTACATCCTCTGTAGTGTGCCCTATTGTTGCCTCAAAGCCCGTATGTCCCGAATCACCATATGCTAAGTTATCTAACCCAGCGTGGTCTTGCTGAGGTATATAAACTAACTTACTTGTAACTCCATCGTGATTATGTCCACCAACGGTACTCTTTAATTTATAGTCTAAAGTAGTCGTTACAGCAGAACCGTCTACACCAACCTTAGTCTCAATAGCTTCGATAGCGTCGTTAGCGTTAGCGTGTTGGTCAGCGTGACTAATAACATTCTCCTTTGTAGTCGCAGTTGGATTTGTTAAGGCATCAATTGTCGTCGGAAATGTAGTACTCATTATATATCATTTACTTTAGTTATACTTGTGGTTATATCAGCCACCTCTACATACACAGTCTCGTCTACCCCGTTATACTGAACATCGTTATCGTAGTTAGTGTCTGTGTTATAATCAGTTGCCACTAAGTCACCAATCTCCTCATAAGTTGTCGTTACATCAGCAACCTTTGTATAAACAGTAGACATTAATATTCATCCCTAATAATTACGCTAGCGTTGTCGTCCTCGTTCCTTTCAATTAGCTCTTCTTCTAGTCTACTAACTTCTCCGTAGAACTCACTCTTATACTCATTAGCTTCTTCTATTAACCCCTGTCTCTCCTTTGCTTTTGCTACAGCGTATTCAATAGGTAGGTCTTGGTAAACATCTGGCAAACTTGGTTCGTCAGAGTTACCACTCATATCAGAAACAGACTCTAAATACCAAATATGTATTCCATAATGTCCAGACGAAGCACCAGTAGTTGAAGCGGTTGGGGTTGGAAACAACTCAAACATATTTCCAGTAATAGCGTAGTAAGGACCGTCTTGTGAAAAACCCATTGCAGGGTCATTAATAGCATTTCTATCTATTCTCCTTGCCTTTCTTCTAGTTCCACTCTCTGCATAATCTATTTCTATTCTTTCAAGCCTTCGCATATCAGTAGGAAGACCGTAAAGAGACTGACTAGCTACTAGGTCGGCCTTAGCCTCTCTGTAGTAGTAATCCTGTCCTAGTGTTGAAATTTTATTAGCAATTTTGTGGTAGGCACGGTTTAGGTTAGCCTTTACCTCTGTGAGGGTTACTGTCTTTGTATCGTCAGCGAGAGACTGATTAATCAGCTCGGAGACCCTATTTATCATATTTCCAAATGTCATTACTCTATACCTTACCTTAATTCCCCCTTATACCTATATTATATCATAATTAATATGCAGATTACCCAGTCTCACTTTATTGATTAAACTAAAGTCCCGTCTGCATTAAGCCTATTAGGGTCCAAATTTTATATCCTAATTGTATATTCTTTCTCTACCTTTTGGAATACCTAGTACAAAACCCCGAAGAGGTAAAGCGTATTTGTAGCACCACCACTCTGTGTCCCCACTTGAGCCTGTATAACTGTACCTGCAGCATAAGATTTATTCTTTAATGGAGTAGTATTAGGTATTGGTTTAAGAATAACAGCGTCATACTGTGCGTCTAAATTGCTTAAAGTGTTAGCAGGTATAAAATCAGTCTCTGCTGTATCTTGTCCTATTGCAATCGTTGTAGTAGCACCTGCGTCTGCTCCTGCCACCAAAATAGCATGAGATAATACACATCTCTTACCTGTAGGAACTGTATAAAGAGTTGTGTCTGCGTTTGCGTTTAGGGCTACTGTTGTTGCAGAAAGTAAGTAGTCCGTTTTTGTTGCTAATCGTACTGACATATTTAATAATCATAAACTAAATTAAAATCCTCGTCTATAACAAGGTCAAAATCCTCATCAACCACCGCCATATCCAAAGTCTGTACAGGTTTAGGAACATACCCATTATGTATAAATAACTGCTCCGTATCTCTGGTCCATAATATCTGTCCTATTGTCATGGCATTAGAAACTAACGCAGTAAACAGAGTGGATAACAACCCCCTTTTAGCTCGAACCCTATATGTTACTCTATGTAATGCACTCATTTAATAATTGTATATCCATTTAATGTAGCTAAGTTCTCTAAACACTCTTCTCTAGTGTGGCACTTAATAGTAACTGGATTACCAAAGAAGTTGATAGCAACTATAACATGATCTCTATCTGTCCAGACCTCTTCTTTAAGAATACGCCTTTTAAATGTTCTTTCAATCTCTTTTCTTCTAACTTTTAAACCCTTTTCAGCAAGAACTCTTCTCCACTGTTCTTGTTCGCTTTTGTCTACTTTTCTATGCTCAAGCATGATACTACTTTTAGTAAAATTTAAATAGTTGTAATCCCTGTGTCAATACATGGAGATATAATATCAATGCCATTATTTCGCAAACCAAACGCTCCGTTAGTGGGATCTACCAATAATGGATCTGTACTTATGTTTCCAACTCCAGCGGGAACACCAGTTATATTGTAGTGACAGTTATAGTCAATCGTTTTGTTAGGGAATACCTGTGAACCCGCTTTGTAGAATGGTATTGATGCTGCCGAGTATACAATATTATTTTTCCATGTTAATGTCGCTAGTGGTTGGTTTGTAGCCGCCCAAATTCCATCGACCATTTCCGCGGCCACAATTCTTGGTAAATATATAGTGTTATTGTAAATTTTAACTGTTTTCCCTGCCTGAGATATACGGAAACCAAATATCTGCGAACCGTTTGCATCAATTTGTGAATCGTAAATATCATCAAGAATACAAAAACTAAAGTCAATATTACCATGTGTACCAGCAAGTGAAGAACTTATGATCCCACCAGCTGCCACCCCACCGTGCATAGCACCAAATGTCTTGAACTTACAGTGATCTACTATCCAATTCACTACAGCTGCACCTGCACCCCCGTTGAGTCCCATTATATAGTAGGAAGATCCCGCACCTGTTGCCTTTATATTCCTCCACTCAATATTTTTAAGAATCAGGTCCATAGAAACCGACTGCGGCCCCACTCCCCATGAGTTATTAGCCGCATCTAATATCGTTGACCATGTTTCTTTCCCACCAACTAGTGAAGGTGCGTTTTGCCCCCTAAAAGTAAAAGCTTTACTTAAAGTATAGCCAACATCCATTCCAGAGTTAGTGTGAATACCTGCTAAGATAGTAGCAATATCTCCAGTAACAGCCGAAGAGTTTACCTTAGTCAATGTCAACCAAGGAGTCCCTATACTCTGAGCTTGTGCGTATGTATAAGCATTACTTCCTAACTCATCTACAAATACTTCCATGTTTAATATTATAACAAATTACCATTCTCCGCCATCAATATCTTTTTCTGGAGGACACGCCCCCATACTTACATCGTACTCATTATACACAGGTCTTCCGTTTGCTCCCAGTCTCAGACTAATGCCGTTGTATACTCCTATTAAATCACCCGCCAAAAATGGGGCATGGTAAAACTTTCCCTGATACATTGTTAGGTCGTAAATAATAGTAAACCATCCCGTGTCTCTCATATAAATTTCAAAGGTATCTGGATTCTCCAAAGTATTAATGCGGATAGCACCATTAACGGGAACACCTACATATCCTTGAAGTACTACATTATAAAAATACTTATCA